ACAGCTAGAAGCTCATACGTTAAGTTCCTCAAGAAGCATAAAGCCAGAAGCATTACTGACGTTCTAGACCAGAACTATTGTCGTGTATCTCATATTCCCATGTCAGGGGGTATAGTAGCTAAAAGGTCTAATTCTACATTCGGTAGGGCTTTAGGTATTGTGGAAGGCTCTAGAGGGCTGTTTATGGATTGGGATGGTATTAAGTCATTACCCTTAGATCCTGATAAAGATTTATATTGGTGGATTAACGATGAATAAATTCCTTAAAGTCTTTCTGCTTTCCACTACAGCCCTTATTGCTACCCCTGATATGTCTGAAGCTGCCCCTGCTGCTTTGGCTATTGCTGGTGCTGCTGCATCTACAGCCATTTTTGGTGGGATTACAATTTTTGGGACAACCCTAGGATTTTTTGGTTCGTTCTTAGTTCGTGCAGCCTTAGGTCTAGCAATGAACGCATTAGCACCTAAGCCTAAGACACCAGAATTAAATAGATCATCTCAACAGCGTGGCTATCTAGTTACTCAAACAGGTTCAGCACTAGACCATCAGATTGTTTATGGTAAGGCTCGTGTAGCTGGTGTTCGTATCTTTGATGAAGCGACAGGAACTAACAACAAATTCCTACATAGGGTCTTAGCTTTCGCTGGGCATGAGATTGATTCATTCGATGAAATATACATTAATGATGAAGTCGTTACTCTAGATGGTAGTGGCAATGTTACGTCCCCTTCTCGTTATAATGGGTTCGTCCGTATCAATCAACACCTAGGAACTTCTGACCAAGCTGCTGACAGTGATCTTGTCTCTGAAGTTGATAAGTGGACTTCTGAACACCGCCTTCGTGGTGTAGCATACTTGTATATTCGTCTTAAGTTTGATCAAGATGTGTTTGCTAATGGTGTCCCTGAGATCACAGCTACTGTAAAGGGTAAGAAACTATACGACCCAAGGACTGCCACCACAGCTTGGAGTTCTAACCCAGCCCTAATCTTGCGTGATTATATTATCTCTGACTACGGTCTTGGTGAAGAGACCGCTAACATTGATGACACACTTGTCTCAGCAGCAGCTAACGTATGTGATGAAACTGACACATTAGATAGTTCTACTCGTTACACTTGTAATGGTGCTTTCTTATCGTCTCAGCAACCCTACGATACAATCAATGATCTGTTGACCTCTATGGGTGGCTTACTGTGGTATGCCCAAGGTAAGTGGCGTATGAAGCCTGCTTACTGGACTACACCAGCTATCACAATCACTGAGGACGACCTTAGAGGCTCTCTGAGTATTCAGACACGTCACAGCCGCAGAGATAACTTCAACACGATCAGGGGGACGTTCAGAGGCGCTGAGAGCAACTGGCAACCTACTGATTATCCTGAAGTGTCTAATGCAGCTTTCTTGTCGGCTGACAACAACCAAGAGAGTGTCCTAGACTACCCACTTAACTTTACTGATACTTCAGGAGAAGCCCGTAGGATTGCTCGTATTGCTCTTGAGCGTAATCGACAGCAGTTGACTATCCAAGGGTCTTTTGGTCTTAAGGCTTTCCAAGTTCAAGTTGGTGATGTAGTAAACGTAACTAATTCCCGTATGGGGTGGACTGATAAGCCTTTTGAGGTTTCAACTTGGACATTCGGACTTACTGATGATATGGATCTTCAGGTTCAGATGACCTTACGTGAGACTGCTGAGAGTGTCTTTGATGAAATTGATGATGGTGTAGTTTACGAGAGAGACAACACAACCCTCTTGTCGCCATTTGAAGTTCCAGATGTAGGTATTGCAGCAGTAGCCACCTCTAAGGTTATCAACGAAAAGATTACTAACATTGTTGCTTTGACTATTACGTCAGGTGCATCTGAGCGTGTCGATAGGGTTGAGGTTCAGTTCAAGAAGTCTTCTGATACTGATTGGATTGCAGCAGGCACTGGCGCTCTAGGTTTGTTTGAGGTTTTGGATCTTGAGCAAGATGACTATGACTTCCGTGCTAGAGCTATCAATACCTTTGGTGTTAAGGGGGCGTTTACAACCCTGAGCAATTTCGCTGCTGTAGGTCTTATTGACCCCCCTCAAACTGTTGCAGGATTTAGTGCTGAAGTAAATAACGGAACAATCCACCTTGAGTGGGAACCTGTGTCTGACCTTGACTTGTCGTATTACCGTATTCGTCATGCCGTAGAAACTACAGGTGCGACTTGGGCTAATGCAACTACAGCAGTTGATAAGGTTCCTCGTCCTGCTAACACAGTCTCTTTACCATCTCGTGCGGGGACTTACTTTATCCGTGCATACGACAAACTTGGTATCCCATCTACCTCAGACGCTACGGTTGTTGTTCCATTTGATTGGCTAGAGACGTTCACTAACACCCTAACTCAAACTGAAGACCCTACCTTCTCAGGAACTAAGACTGATTGTTCTGTAGTGTCGTCTCAGTTGGTTATTACTGACCCATCTACTGGCCCATCAGAAGCTACATATGACTTCTCTAACTATATCGACACTGGATCAGTTAGACGAGTGAGGGCTAAAGTTCTTGTAGAAGTAATTCGTAAGGATAACTCAGCAGGTTTGTTTGATGACTTGCCAGATCTATTTGACGAGTTAGCTGGTTTGTTTGATGATCTTACAGGTTTTAATACAATCGCTGATACGAATGTCTTGACTTACATCTCTACTACAGAAGACGATCCCGCAGGGACACCAACTTGGTCTGACTACAGATTGTTCCGTGCAGGTGATTTCTATGGTAGAGCCTTCCGTTTCCGTGCAGTCCTTAAATCAACTACAGATGATGTTACACCTGCTATTACAGGTCTTGAAGCCGTTGTGGAGTATAATTAATGTCGCAAAACGACTATATCATTGCCAACCAAACAGCACCTGCTTTTCGTGCTGACTTAAACGATGCTCTTCAGGCTCTAGCTAGTCTGTCAAGTGGCACATCTCAACCAGCTACTACTTATGCTAATATGCTGTGGTATGATACAACAAATAATATTCTGAAGATGCGCACAGAAGCTAATGATGCGTGGATGAATGTTGGGTATCTTGACCAGACAGCCAATGCCTTTAGGTTGTTAGACGACACTCAAGTTGTTAATACCTCAGGATCTCAGACAGGTTTGATTGGTGATCAGACGACAGCAACTTGGGAAACGGGAACAGCTACAACTGAAAGCCTTGTGTCACCCGCTAAAGTTAAAGCTGCTATTGCTGCAAACGTGTCAGCTTTTGGAGACGGACAGTCTTGGACAAACATGACAGCTAGTCGAGCTACGGGGACTAACTATACAAACACCACAGGAAAAGCCATAGCCATTAACATTAGAACAACTGCCATTGGTGGGGGAAACGTAACTATTTTTGCGACTGTTAATGGTGTAACTTTCTTGTTTGGTAATGCAATCTTTCCAAGTGGTGGCAGTTTGTTTACTAGTGGCACAACCATTATCCCAAAAGATGCTGTTTATAGTATAAGTATTGGCGGTGGTGTGGGCCTGTTGGAATGGCATGAAATGAGGTAATTAAATGAAATACTATAAGGATAAGCAATCTGGTGAAGTTTTTGGCTATGATCCAGATCAAAAAGATTTAATTGCCAAAGCTAAATCCAACCCTAACATGGAAGACATAACAAGTTCTTGGCCCCCCAAGTCTAATGTTGCCCCTGATAAAGCGGGTGAAATCCGTGGGGAAAGAAACTTATTGCTGATGAACTCAGACTGGACACAAGTTGCTGATGCACCAGTTGATCAAGCTGCATGGGCTGAGTATCGTCAAGAGCTTCGGGATATCACTGAGCAAGAGGGTTTTCCCGATAACGTAATCTGGCCTGTGAGACCTGAGTAATGTCTGACCATGAAGATCTCGTCCGTAGAGTGGAACGTCTGGAAGAAACTCAAGACGAGTTCTCAGATGCTATCCACCAATTAAATACTACTGTCGCTCTCCTCAACAAGACTGTCGAAATGATGGCCTCTGCTGAGGAGAAGCGAGAAACCTTCCGTAGTCGTGGCCTCTTGTTTGTCTTGGGGTCTTTCATCACAGCGTTTATGGCTTGGGTTATGAGTGGGGGTATGAGCCAATGACTTTCCGTCTTAGCAACCGTAGCCTTAGTCGTCTTGATGGTGTCCATACGCATCTAGTAGAGGTCGTCATGGAAGCTATACGGCGCACTGAGGTGGACTTCGCAGTTCTAGAGGGGTTACGCACCTTAGATCGTCAGAAGCAGCTTGTAGCCTCAGGAGCGTCCACTACAATGAACTCACGACACCTAACTGGTCATGCTGTTGACCTTGGTGCTTGGGTTGATGGTGAGATCCGTTGGGATTGGCCCCTATACTACAAGATTGCTGATGCTATGTTTGAAGCCTCTGAGCATTGTGGTGTAGATCTCGAATGGGGTGGTCACTGGAAATCCTTCCCTGATGGCCCACACTTCCAACTTCCGTGGAGTAGATATCCCGCATGAAGACATACAAACGTGAAGTAGCTTTAGCATTATTAGTAGGATTAGGATATGTCATATACACAGGTGATCACCAAATGGCTGAAGTCCTTGTCTGGCCTGTCTTCACGTTTGCTGCACTGTCTTTCGGTTTGGACTGGTGGGGTAAGAGTGGTAGCGTTCATCGCCCTTTTGAGCCTAACAGGATGCAGCAGCATGGCCCCTCTGAGCTTACTGACGGGGGGAGGCCCCAACGTAGCAGCCAATACCCAGATAGGGAAAGAGAATAATCAGGGGATCAATATAGACTATCAGGCTCCAACTGAAAGTATGATCCCACAGATTAGACCTGAAGGCCAAGTCAACGACATAAACCAAACCAATAATATTACTAAGGTTGATCCTCTTATGTTGTTGCTCCTGATCCTTGGGTGGTTAGCTCCATCACCTAGTGAGATTGGTCGAGGAATACTACGGCTCTTTAAGAGATAATAAGAACTATAATTTAGACAAACTTAAGCCCCTGAATCCTTAGTTGGACTCAGGGGCTTTTTCTATTGTGTTGCGTCTGCTGCTTGATCAAGGATGTCAACTTCCATACAAGTAACACCTGCTATGTAGGCTTCTTGATACATATCTGTAAGTGATGGTAGTCCAACTGTCATCATTTCCACCATACAGTCTTCTTCACTCTCAGCTATATAACCCCTGAACACTTGACATTCATCTGGTGATGCAACCAAACACATCACTACAACTGGCATAAACACTAGGTTTCTCCTTCCCTAACGACAGTGACGAGGGCATCAAGATACCACTGTGCTTTCTCCAAGTCTTCCATACCATTCTTATATCGCCATCGGTGTAGATACTTAGCAATATTCCCTCGTAGGTATCCGATAAACTCCTCTCTGGTCATAAAGTCTTCGATGTATTCGATAGCCTCAATACGTCCCTGTCCGTAGTGTGCAGGATTATTTACGTTGTCGGTCATATTTTCTCCTTTACGAATGTCTCTACCCACATCTTTGTCATGTCGCTACGAATAATGTCTTCTACACCAAACTCGACAATAGGGACGGGCAGCATATACTTCTTAACCAAATGGACAACCTTTGTCAAGCCATCAGCTTCTTTAAGATCTGACTGCATGATGTCGCCATTCAAGACTAGCTTTGTGTTCTCACCTACACGGGTCAACAACATCTTAAGTTCGTGGAATGTAATGTTCTGGCTCTCGTCACAGATGATAAAGGCATCCTCGAAGGAACGACCCCTCATAAGAGCTAAGGGTGCTACCTCAATATTACCTGACTTAAGACCTGTTTCCACTACACCCTGCCCTAGCTTCTTCTCCAGAACGTCTAATACTGGCAATGCCCAAGGCTTAGTCTTCTCTTCTAAGTCCCCCTTAAGATATCCCAGATCTTTGCCCACTGAGACGTGGGGTCTTGTGATGACGATCTTGTTGATGTCCTTAGTGTGGTAAAGGGATGCTGCATATGAGGAAACGACATAAGTTTTTCCAGTTCCGCTTGGCCCAAACACGATGACTTGGGAATAGTCGTTAAGGGCATTGATATATTCAGCTTGCTTGTCGTTCTTAGGTAAGAGTTCAAGAGGGCCTTTATAGTCGTCATGCTTTGTCTTAGCTCGCCTTGTTCGGGGTTTGGGCTTTTGCTGAACCATTTGATCACTTTGAGTTGTAGGATATGCCAAAGATGATGGCACACACTAACAGGATTATCATAAAGAGTTCTGTCATAAGTTTCTCCAGATTTGGCCCACACGGGAGGACTCGAACCCCCAACCAATGACTTAGAAGGTCACTGCTCTATCCATTGAGCTACGTGTGGTATATCTATGAGCCTTTTATACACTTGCTCAGGTGTTGGAACCTCTGGATAGCTACTCCCTACCGCTTCGGTAAGGCCAGAGGGTTACGTCAAGTCAACAATCTCACACACATCGCCTGAACAAGCAAAGGTCTGACTTGAGGCGGTGTTGTCCTCTTGCTCGTATTCAGCCAGTTTAGACCAGTCAATCTTCTTGGGCATCAACGACAAGAGCTTATCGTAGTCAGACTTACCTACATCCTGATAGGGCGCTTGCTGATAGGTGTGGTCTGAGTGTGGCAAGAATGATACACCTGACATCTCGTCAAAGTATTTGTATACAAACGCACCAACTTCCATCCACTCTTCATCTCGAACTGAGATCGTAACGGATGGCTTATGCTCACACCAGT